CTGCTAGACTCAAGATTACATTAACTTCAAGACAAATTACAATTTATGATTTTGTTTTAATATTAATGTTAGATGTTGCAGCTAAGGACAGAGAACTTCTGTACTTACGCAACTTTCCACAAAGAAAAAGTTTAAGACAAATGAAAAGAATGTATTTAGATTGGTCACATACTAAAATAGGATATGAATACAATAAAGCTTTAAGTAAAGTTTGTAAGGTAGCAAATAAAAACTTAAAAAAGTATTTTACAAGTTGACAAATAACTACTAGAAAAAAAATACACTACATATAAGTATGTTTTTTCATTTCGTACTAAATGTGGTTTTTTTTTAGGCAGATCAGCTTTTTTTCTTTCTCTCTCTCTCTCAAAATAACTATCTGCCTAAATACCAAAATTTATCTAAATTGATTTAAAGTCTTGTAATTTGTGCTTCTTTTGAAGCTTCTTACATTTAAAGATGTCTTTTAAAGTTTCTTTTTTCTTAAAAACTTTAACAATATCAATTTTAAACATACTAATTGGATTGGTTAATGTTTTAGTGTTTCTAATCATATTTTTCCTCTCTGATTCGGTTAATAACGAATCTAAGTCATTTAACATGAGTGATAAATAGATTACAACCCTTAATTTAACTATAAAATGGCTAATAAAACTAAAAAAGATCCAAAAGTGATCGCTGAGATAATGGAAGAACTTGCAATAGGTCAAAGTATTAGAAGTTGTTTATCTCCAAGAAATAAGAATCCAGAACGACCATGTTGGCAATCATTTAGATTGTGGATGGCTAAGGATCAAGAGATTAGAAAAAATTATGAACAAGCTAAGACTGATGGAATAGAATATTTATTGTCTGATGCAACTGATACAATTAATGAAGCATTAGAGAACAGTAAATTTAAAGAAAAAACAGATTTAGGTCAGACTCACTTAATTAAATCATTTATTGATCTAACTAAGTGGAAATCAGAACGATTAGCTCCCAAATCGTACCTTAAAAAGGATCAATTACAGGTATTTGGATCAGATTCATCTCCTTTAATTGTTAAGTGGGATAAATAAACTTTAAATAAGCTAGGTTATTGTTAGATTCATCTGAGTCTGACACAAATATAGCACAGACTTACTTATAGAACTAATTTGTGGTATTTTTGCAACACTTTTCTTAGAATTATTCTAAACTATAAGAAAATAAACAACTAAACTATATTTTATTTATATTTTTATAAATAAATGGCTAATTTATTAAGTTATTTAACCAAGTCAGTTGATTAACAATCATTTTACTCAGTTTTGCACCAGAATCTTGTGGGGGTAAAAAAAAAACGAACCCCAAAACTCATATAGAAAATAAAATTAAATTTAGGGAAGTTACACACAACTAAACAAGCAAACTACTAATGAAAAAATTTAATGATAAAAAAATGGGTTATACAGCTATCGTCTATGTAATGGAATCCACTAATAGTGTGATTGTCCATTTTGATGGTTTTAACAATTTAAAAGAATGTGATAGTTTTTCCTATAAGATCATGGATGATCTTGGAATAGAACCTTTATATGTACCTGAAAGTGTAACACTACATTAATTTTTTAAAAAATGCCGAATATAGTTATACCTTATAAGCCTAGAGCTTTGCAGAAGATACTACATGGTCAAATAGATAAACATAGGTTTAGTGTTGTAGTTCTACATCGTAGAGCAGGTAAAACTGTAATGTGCATAAATCATATGTTAAGAGCAGCTTTAACCAACAAGCTACTTAACCCCAGATATGCCTTTATATCGCCCTACAGGCTACAAGGAAAGGCGACAGCATGGGATTACATTAAACAGTTCGCAGGAAAAATTCCTGGCACTAAATTTAATGAATCTGAGCTTAGATGTGATTTAGCAAATGGTGCAAGGATTACAATTCTTGGTGCAGAAAACGATCAAGCAATTAGAGGTATTAGTTTAGATGGTTGTGTATTTGATGAAACACAATCTATTAAACCAACTATATTTCCAGAAGTCATAAGACCAGCTTTGGCAGACCGAAAAGGTTGGTGTATATTTATTGGGACTCCAAAAGGTAGAAATTCATTTTATCAGCTTTACCAATCAGCTATAAAAAACCCTACCTGGTATGCTTGTACTTACAAAGCTAGTGAAACAGATATTTTAGACGAAGAAGAATTACAGGCTGCAAAAGATGTAATGTCTAAGGATTTATACGAACAAGAATTTGAATGTTCATTTCAAGCAGCAATAACAGGATCGTATTATGGAACTATAATAGAAGATTTAGTAAGAGAAAAAAGAATGGTGTCTAATCTTTATGATGAGGACATAGATGTAGAAACTTGGTTTGATCTGGGAATGAATGACCAGACTGCAATATGGTTTGTGCAACGATATAAAAAAGAAATAAGATTAATTGATTATTACGAAAATACTGGACATGGCTTAGATCACTATGCTGATGTTTTAAAAAAAAAAGGCTTTGAATATAGCACCCATATATTTCCACATGATGTGAAAGTAAGGGAGCTTGGCAATTATGCTAAAACAAGATTAGAAGCTTTACTTGATCTTGGCATAGTTGGAGAAGTAGCACCTAAGCTTAGTATTGAAGATGGCATAGAAGCTGTCAGAAAAAATTTAGTAAATTGCTGGTTTGACAAAGATAAATGTGCAACTGGTATTGAGTATTTAAAAGCCTACCAAAAAAAGTGGGATGACAAGGCACAAGTTTTTAAATCTAAACCTCAACACTCATACGCATCGCATTGTGCTGATGCTTTTAGAACAGGAATAGCTGGACAAGGAATAGAACTTTCAAATTGGAAAAAACAAGTTCCAGTTAATACAAATTATATAGTTTAAAAAGTTATGGCAAAAAAAGTATCAGAATTAGAAATTAAAAGTATAATTTCATCAGAGATAAATAACTCTATGGGTTTCATGGGTGGAGCTTTATCAGAGTCTAGAAAAAAATCGCTTGAATATTATATGGGCGAAAAACTAGGTACTGAACAAGATGGCAGAAGCCAAGTAGTTAGTACAGATGTTTCAGATACAATTGAAACCATCTTGCCAAACCTTTTAAGAGTTTTTACTTCATCTGACCAAGTAGTTAGATGTGAGCCAGTACAAGCAGAAGATGTTTTACTAGCCGATCAAGTTACAAACTATATTAACTATATTTTTAACAAAGATAATAATGGTTTTAGTATTTTATACACTTGGTTCAAAGATGCTCTTTTAGAAAAGAATGGAATTGTTAAAGTCTATTGGGATGATGCTCAAAAAGTTGAACAAGAAACATACGAAAATTTAAACGACCAAGAATACGAATTATTAATTGCTGATGATGATGTGGAAGTTATCCAGGAAGAATCTTTTCCAGATACCTACACAAAAGAACAATATGAATTATTTAAAGCTGACATGGAATCTCAAGGTCAGTTAGTTGAGGATATTGCTCAACCAAAATTACATAATTGTATTATTAAAAGAACTAAATCATCTGGTAAAGTTAAAATAGAAAATATACCACCAGAAGAATTTTTAATTCAAAAATCAGCTAAGACAATTGAAGAAGCAAACTTTGTAGCTCACAGAGTTATGAAAACTAGATCCGATTTAATTGAAATGGGTTTTGATGAAGATATTGTTGAAAATTTACCAACTTCAAATAATATTTTATATAACGATGAAAGCTTAATAAGAAACTCAACTATTGACGATGCACCGACTGATGATAGTCCAGATGATAGTACATCTGAAATTGAAGTTTATGAATGTTATGTTAAAATTGATATGGATGGCGATGGTGTTGCCGAACTTAGAAAAGTAATTGTTGCTGGAACTGGTTATGATGTTTTGGAAAATATGCCTTGTGACTTTATTCCATTTTGCAGTCTAACTCCAATTCCAATGCCACACAGATTTTATGGCAGATCAGTTTCTGAATTAGTAGAAGATGTTCAGTTAGTTAAATCTACTGTTATGCGACAGTTGTTAGATAATATGTATTTAACAAATAATAATAGAGTTGCTGTAATGGATGGTATGGTCAACTTAGATGACTTACTAACTAATAGACCAGGTGGAGTTGTAAGAACTAAGCAGCCACCAAGTCAAGTTATGATGCCAATGCAAAATCAAACTATTTCGCAACAGGCTTTTCCATTATTAGAATATTTAGATACAGTTAGAGAATCTAGAACTGGTGTTACAAGATACAATCAAGGTATGGATGCAGATGCTTTAAATAAGACTGCAACTGGTGTTAATGCTTTGATGAGCCAATCTCAAATGAGAATGGAACTAATCGCTAGAGTGTTTGCTGAAACTGGTGTTAAAGATTTATTTAAAAGAATTTTTGAACTTACTTGTAAGTATC